CGTGAGGAATCCGCTTTGGGCCTCTATGTTGCATTTGGATGGCGAATATCGCCGAACTGGCGATGGCCAAGGGAAGGCGATCCTTTAGGACTTGTCTTATCGTCATAGGTTTAAATTAAGATTTTGGTGGATTCGCTGATTAAACGGTAATCGCCAGGGGTAATATCGTCACCCTCGTCAAAGACAAATACTTGCTCCTCAACGATGGTATAGTCAATTCCAGGGCCGGGCAATTCGTCAACCTCGTCATAGCAGTAAATGTAATTCGGGACTTGGCTCTCGTCATCGCAGGTGAAGGTGTTTTCTTCCCTCTCGCCGGTCTTATCGTCAAAGAAAACGTTGGTGATAACGTAGTGATAGGAGGTTTCTTGGTTCATTGTTTTAGGGTTTGGGTGGTTGGGGTTAAAGGTTGCGCAAAGATTCGTTTACAACGTGGGTGTGGTCGTGTTTGACCTTGAAATTGCCCAAGAAACCGGCGATAACGATTTCGGCGGATATGTTTGGAATCATCGTCAAAGCGTGTTCGTATTGGCGAAGCGTTGGAACATACGATCCACCGGCGGTGGGATAGTCAAACTTAGATTTCGCACGATTAGCCTCCATCTTCGCAATTTTGCGCTGGAATGCAGCTTCGGCCTTGGCTTCCCGTTGTTCAGCGGTTAGCGTTGGTTTGTAGGAACGGCGGTAGTTCATAGGGTTGGGGGTTAGGGGTTAAAGTGTATAGCAAAGTTAAATCGTCAATCGTCAAATGCGCCTTAATCGTCAAATTATTTTTTTATTTTTTTATCGTCAATCGTCAAGGTATCGTCAACCTATCGTCAATCGTCAATCGTCAATCGTCAATCGTCAATCGTCAAGCCAGAGGATCCTGGGTAACCGGTGTCCAGGAAAATGGACGATGTCCAAAAAAGGATCCATTCAATGTCCAAAATATTGGACATATACTATTTTGCATAAATTTTGCATTTTTTTTGGTCTGGTGGGTGCAAATCTAAGAAATATTTTTATTTTTGTGTATTGAATTAACCCAAACCCTAAACCCCTAAGTTATGAATTACCCAAAACCAACCACCTATTATATCAAAAATGACGATGGCCAATATACCTTTAAACCTTTGGAGGGTTTAGATTTTGGGTATAGGTGGAATGGATGGAATATTCCATTTTTTACCTTAGAACAATTCCAAAATTCCCAAATATCAAACAAAAAGGAATTAATGCAATTAGGTTTTTTAGGGGTTTATAATCCCTCTAAAGATTGTTTTGAGTGCAATTCTGAAAATGGTATTTTCAATTTACCAATGTTCACCCACCAAGGCAAAAAATACTATTGCATTCAAGATGGAATGACCTTTGAAACAAAAACGATTTAAACCAATAAATAAACCCTAAACCCTTAAACCAATGAATAACCAAACTAAAACCAAAATAACCCAAACCCTTATAAAAGGTTACATCCTTTTTGCCTTTATTGCCTTTTTTGGTAATCTTTTGTTTGAAATCTTAAGTTTTTATTTTAACTCTTAATTAATTAACCAAAACCCTAAACCCAATAAACCCCAAAACGATGGAAACAACCACCACAACCAAAGATTACCAAAACAAGGATGTACAAAGGTTAATTAAAAACCTCTTGGATGGTAAAAACCCTCTTTTATCCAAAGGTGTGACCAATGCTAAAACCATTAAAAACCCATTGGAGACTTATATTTTGTACTTATCCCCTTTTAACCAAAATTCCAAAGGGGTTAATATTTGCCCCAATGCTAAACTTTGTATTTGGGATTGCCTTTTTGACCAAGGGAGAGGGATGTTCTCCAATGTACAAAATGCAAGAATTGCAAGAACCGAATTTTACTTATATTACAAAAACGAATTTTGCACTAAACTCTTAAAAGAGTTAAGTAAATTATATACCAAAGCATTAAACCAAAAAACCAAAATACTAATTAGGTTAAATGGGACATCGGATTTAGATTTTTTCGCAATTGTAAAAAACCGCCTAAATTTTGATATTCTAAACTCTTTTGGGGTGAATATCCAATCGCCAGATTTTGGTTTAGTGTTCTACGATTACACGAAAATTTTGGGCAAATTAGAGAAATACCAAAATTCAGTTTATACCCTTACCTATTCCTACCAAGGCATAAACCAAGAGGAATGCAAAAAAGCATTGGAGATGGGCAATAATATTGCGGTTGTATTTAGGTCAACCTTGCCCAAGGAATTTATGGGATTTAGTGTAATAGATGGGGATGTCTCAGATATTGAGATGTTGTCCAATAAATCCAAGGTTTTGGGATTAATCGCAAAAGGGAGTGCAAAAAAGGAAAAAGGAGGTTTTGTAGTGGATTAATTCCTAAAAAACAACCAAGAAAAAGAGACTCCTTTTGGAGTCTTTTTTTTTGCCCTATGGTTTGGGGTTTGGGTTTGGTGGATGGGATGGAGGGTAAAGGGGATGGGTGATCCCACCAAAGAGACCTCCTCCCAAAAACCTAACTTTGCCTTAAATCTTTTTACCTTATATGGTTTACCTATTCCCTCCGATGTTGGGCAATCCATCCAAGCCAAAGGAGGGAGGGAGGATAGAACCCAAAAGAGAGGGAAGAAAAAAGGACACCTTTTTCTGGTGGTTCTCTCAATCGCCCAACCCCAACCAACCCCCAGGAGTGTATAGCAAATAGGACAGACCCGCCGATTTTTGTGGACAGTGGGGCGAGTTCCCATCCCCACATTATTTCTCACCCCTTAACACAGTTCAACAAAATGGCTAAAATTTGATGCCTTTTTGACGCTGTTTTTAGACTCTTTTTGGTGTGTAAAATGCGACTCAAACGAAAATGAGCATAAGATTTAATATAAGTGTTTATATTCTATATAGATGTCTATATGTTATATAGATGTCTATATTAAATATAGATGTCTATATAGTATATAGACACTTATATATATAGTAAGGGATAAAAAACAAATTGCGCCCTTTGTGGATAGAAACACCTTTTTTGTTGAAAAGGGGTACCCCCCATTTTTTTTGGGCGAATTAAACTTGACTTGTGGTAATTTTGTGGGTGCATGGCGATACATGACTTTGTAAAGAGGAAGAAGGCTGAGGTTATTGAGGAGGATGATTCTAAGGCTCCTGAGAGCGTTCCGAGTGCTGAACCGAAGGCAGAGATACCTGTTCTCCTAAACGCTCGTTCCACGAAGCCTAAGACGGTCACGAGGCGAGATATCCGGGACTTGCTTGATGCCGACTTGGACAGGACGATTGGCGGGGTGAAGCGGATGGATGCGTTGATTGCCCGATTGGTGACTGAGGCGATTCGTGGCAATATGCGGGCGATGGAGTTGGCCTTGGCCTATTTGTATGGCAAGCCCCAGCAGCAGACCACGGCACCGAACACGGGGCCTTTTGTTCTTGAGTTGAGTGAATCTAATTTAGACGAAGAATCCATAAATAACGAGTTAAGTGAAACTAACATCCAGACAAAGTCAAGCGTATAGGATGGCGCTATCCGGGGAGAAGCAGTTTATTCTCTTCGGTGGTGCCATCCGGTGACGGGGCGGTAAAACATATTGCCTCCTTCTAACCTTCATCTCCCTCTGCTCTAAATACCCAGGCAGCCGGTGGGTGATTATCAGGCAGAGTATGCCCACGCTTCAGCGGACAACGCTGGTGACCTTCACATCCCTGATGAACCAAGGCTTAGGCACGCACGTTGCCTCTTGGGACAAGCAGGCCCAGATTGTGCGGTTCACCAACGGCTCCGAGTTAATCTTTATGGGCGAGAATTACGATACCGATAAAGACTTTGACCGCTTTAAGGGCTTGGAGATTAACGGCGGTGGGATTGACGAGATTAACGAGTGCCAGGAAGGACTCCTTTACAAGGTCTTGGAGCGTGCCGGTTCGTGGCTGAATTGCGAAGGCCGACCGCCCATTGTCGTGATGGCCACTTGCAACCCAAGCAATAATTGGGTGAAGGAGTTGATTTACGACAAGTGGAAGGAGAACGACCTTCCCTCCACCTGGGCCTACATCCCATCCAAAATCACCGACAACCCCCACATCCCCGAAGATTACCTTCAATCCCTTCGGGACAATATGCCCGAATACGAGTACAAACGATTCGTGGAGGGCGATTGGGAGGTGCAGGAGAAACCCGAAAACCCCTTCTTCATCTCTTACGAAGCCAAGAAGCACGAATCCCACAACGCTTCCTTCAACCCGAACCTACCCATTTACATCTCCCTTGACTTCAACTTACAGCCCTTCTGCGGTCTGGTGGCGCAGATGTGGACGGATAGCCAAGGAGACCACGTTCACATCGTTGACGAGTTCCAGGTCGTTGATGGAAGCATCCCCAAGATGGTGGACACCATTAAGGCCAAGTATGCCCCCTTCCTGTTCTCCTGCCTGCTCACGGGCGATGCAATGGGCAAACGGGGCGATTTATCGCAGAGGGACAATGCCAACTACTACGAACAATTAGCGAGGGGCTTGGGATTGGCGCAGAGGCAGATCAAGGTCGCTCCGAACCCGAAGCACGAGAACAGCCGAGCGCAATGCAATTACCTGCTCCAATTCCACCCCGACATCAAGATAAACCCCAAGACGGCCCCCGGCGTGGCGAGGGATATGAAGATGGTGGCGTGCGATGCCGCTGGCAACATCATAAAGCGAAACCGATACATCATTACCCAACAGTCCGACTTTGCCGACTGTTTTCGGTATCTTTGCAACAGCTTCTTGAGCGAATGGTACCTTAAACACCTCAAAAAGAGCGGTTACACACACTTTAACAACAATTTTGTCCCCGAACTTAAAACACCAAGCCGATGAGTTGTCTTGAATGCACCGACTGCCCCGATATTGGCACCTTTGACATCTGCGCCGATAGCGTTGTGATTGGCTATACCACACCAAGCGCCGCTGTTACCGTTGTGATTACCGATGTGACCCTTGACCGCCCCTTCCGTTTCACGATGGCCACGCCCGTGTCGGGAGCGATTACCATCCCCAACGCCACGATTGATGACCTCCAAGCGTATTTCGCCATTGGCCGAACCTACGAGGTGCGGGCTTATGCGAGTTACACCGGCGGTGCCTCGCCCAACCTGGATGGCGATGAGTTACCGCTGACCCTCGCTCCGACCTACACGACTCCCGAATCCTGCTTTTCCTTTCAATTCAAATACATTATCCCCTAAGCCATGATGACCAAAAAAGAACGACACGCCCCTTGCGTGTTTGCATCGCCCGAATCCTTGCGGTTTTCTTTGCCAAAGTACAACATCACCCCATCTAAACCCAATCCCATGAAAAACCTAATTCTCCCCCTCCTTCGCCACGCATTGACCTTTGCTGGCGGTTTGCTCGCTGCGAAAGGCTATTTGGACGAATCGTCCGTTGCCGAAATCGTTGGTGCGACCATTTCTCTCGTGAGTGTCCTTTGGATGACCTTTGAGAAGAAGAAATGACATCTCTTGACACGCTGGCACGGGCTTTGGTTGTAAGCCTGATGACCGTATCGCTGTCCATTATGCTTGAGGAGGAACAACTCCTCGGCAAGGTGGGCAAGTGGTTCAAGAAAACCATCCCCCCGCATAAGTTCCCCAACCTTCACAAACCTATTTATGGATGCGTGGGTTGTATGGCTTCGGTATGGGGAGGCATCTTCTATCTTATCACCGCTCCGCTGATGGGCTTTGACCTCCTGCAAATGGGTGTCGTGATGCTCGTGGGCGTAACCCTTAATTTCATCCTCATTAAACTCTCGTGATACACAAACTCGTTTACAAGCTTTTCAAGAAGGAGCTGACCCAAATGGTGTGGGACGATACCTACAAGCCCGACAAGATGCGTGGCTTGAAGTTTGCGTTGACCTGCCAGGGCCACCGCTATTTCATTTACCAGAACATCTTTGACATCCCCATTGACCGAATGGGACGCATCCAAGACCTCGTGATTCAGTTGCAGCGGATGGTTTCAAGGGAAGAGCTGGATGTCTTCCTGGAGAATATGGAGGGAGCCTTGAACAAGGCCGTGGATGGCACCGCCGTGAAGAACCTGGCGCAGATTGGCTTCCTTGTCGGGGAGATGCGCAGGAGGAAGGATATGCTCGTTCACCCCGAAGTGATGATGGAATTGGCGGGAGCGGTGCTGATCCGTGAAGACCAAAACCCAGGCGAGTGGAATAACGAGTTTGAGCAAAAG